GTATCTTTCTTTGGCTGAACCACGAACTCTATTCCAAAGTTGATGATATAAGCGTCTAATACGTCTATTGTATCCGACAACATCCTATAATTGTTCATCCAAGTTTTTAAGTTATTTTTTATTGTGCTATTGGATTGTGTGAAGTTCCCGTTTCTATCCTCCGAAATGATATAAACATTTAGATTTCTTCTTCGAGAATCCGGATCTCTTTGAACGGAACATCTTTTTACAGATCCGTATTTTGGAGGCATACGATAAATCATGTTTTCGTAATCTGCCTGCGTTACGGCGCGATTCTGTGTTGGGAAAGTGTCGTAAATTCTTCTTTTGATTTCGTCTGGCGTTGGGTTAGTAACGTCGCCAACGATTGGCTCCTCATTGGATACCTCAAAAGAGTTTATTACTTCCTGTATAGTGCTCTGATTTAGGGCGGCTCTATCATTGAAGTCAGCGGAGACAGAGGCAACAGAGTTGATTGATCCGACAGAATAGTTGGAGTTTGTTGGATTCGTGACGCGATATGTAATAGTCAATACCGTATCAGAGGGAACCATTCCCATAGATTCTGTTTTTGTTAGTCTGGAGGGATCGAAGGTCATATCTGAAATATAGGATTTTCCGAATACATCCATAGCGACTGCTGCTGGGTCAGCAATAATACCAGACTCTCCGGACTTTCCGCTACCAAACTGTAAAGAAACGTTTGTGCGAGTTCTATTGACAACAAACTTTCTTGAAACCAAAAGCGGCTTTAGAATAGATGGGACATTGTCGTTTTTGAAGTTTGTGTTCCCAACCTCTTTGAATATCATATCTTGAGCCAAATACTCGACTTCATAATATTCGTTTCCTTCACTATCAAAAACAGAAATGATTTCGGATATATTTCTGGTTGATAGTGTCAGATTTAGAAATCTTTGGTAAGCACCTACCGTAACTCTTTCAACGCCGTATCTACCAGAAACAACGTTTCCATATGATTTGATCGCGTAGTAAGTGGGAGCGCCTGTCGTAGAGTTATTACGAGCGACAATAACAGGGTTTGCAGGATCGGAAAAGTCGATGTTCTCCATTAGAACAAAACTTCCACCGCCAGTAGCGTTGAAAGTTGTTCCTTTCTTCAAAATAGGAATGTAGTTTAGATCCGGCCCCAAACCAGTTGGAGAGGCTGGAACCAAAACGTATAATGCGACTTTTCCAAAGGTAGAAGCTCGACCGCCACCTTTATAGCCTAAGATTCTTCCGTGTCTTTCGATATTCTCGTATTGATATGAAGTATCGAGGAAGGACTCATTGACGTTGTAATCTAGATAAAATGATAACTGATCTCCAACATAAGATACCGAATCAAGTACCATAGATCCGAAACTTGCTTGGCTGAAATCTTGGAAAGTATCTGGATAAAATCTTTCTGCTATTTGAGTCAAGTCTCTCTTGATCGTCTCAAATTCTCTGTTAGTATAATTAATGGGTACTATTTTCTTCTGATCAGCCATACATTTACCTCAATAATAAATAGTGTATTTGTCTTTTTTACTATAATAAGAGCGTTAGCACATCGTTGAGAGACAATCTTGGAACGCTATACTCAATAGATAGTTTGATAGCGTTCGGCTTCTCAGGATATTCTTGAAATCTGACTCGATTGATGCTGACATAAGGAATATAAATCTTTATTTGATCTCTTATCTTTGAGTCAATGCGGGAAAATACTTCATTGTCTACCATCTCAAACAAAAATCTTTTTATACCAACGCCAAAGTTGGGATCCATAACCCTTTCGCCGGGACTTGTTAGAACCAACATTTTTAGATTTTGTTTGATATTGGTTCTTATGTCTGATATTAGGTGATATCCACTATTGTCACTAACGTTGTTTAGGTCACCATCGATTATTAGTGGTTGAAAAGCCATTTAGTCTTACCTCATAATAAGTATCAAACATCTTCTTTTTTGCACAACTCGCCGAGAGAATTGAAGGGATTATCTTTGAAACGGCGCTTGAGATGCCAAGGCAATGTTTGTCGTCCGGGGGCTGGCTTCATACGTTCTTTCAGTGTTTTCAAGAAGATTTCTCCGGGGCCGTCTGTAGAGTTAGCGATTTCACCAACATCGAAATCACGAGAGTTGTAGTAAGTCTTGAATAACTTTTTAATTCTGCTGGTGGAGTTTATCAACAACTCTCTTCCCCAGTTATCCCACGATAATACCAACACACCTTTTCGGTTTTTTCTATCTCTTGGGTGCGCCCATGCGCCATTGATGCGGTCGAGTTCGAGATCGGCAGTTGTAATTGTTTCGAGAACGGTGTTTACTTCTTCCGGCAACTCACCGGGAAGAGAGGCTAAGATGTCATCAATATTGGTTTGTAGCAACTCTTGCTTTGGAACCACAATCTGACCGATAGAAGGCAACATACCCATATCATTGTAAATCGCAGCCAAAGAAATAAACTTTGGCAGAGGAACAATATATCTGGTTAGCAACTGATACGAAGGATCGTTCTTCAACTCTTTCACTAAACAATATAGCAATACGCTGTTTGCAGATAATGTCTTAAAATCTTTTAGAGGTAAATCCAAAGCATCGATTTCTACGCTGGTGAAATCATATTTAGAACCTTCAACAACTATTGATAACTTCAATCCATAACGCAATCCAAGTTCACCTTCGATACCTACGGCTCTGCCATCGGACTCTACAAGTTTCATAGTGCCGGGATAAACTTCAGACACCAAAGCTCCCAAATCTGAATTAGACATTATATTATTGACAGCGGTAGTTGTATCGTACTTCACGTTGTTAATAGAAATATATTTCTCAATAACAAAGGATTTGTCGCCGGGATCTGTTATGGAGTCTAGCTCCGCAACATCTCCGATTGGAACAGACATAACATTTGATAATGGCTGTAGGATTGGATGCTGTGTGTCGCTATGTTGTTCGCCAACCATATAGACAACATCGCCTATATCGTTGATATGAACGTGATAAGGCCCGACATATTCTTGCCCTTCCTCATATACACCGGGATTTCTTTCGTATTCTGGTAGAGCGTAGATTACAAACTCTCCGCCATATGTGTAATACGAAGGGATCTCTTCTCCGCCAACTGTTATGACTTCTGCTTCGTCGTTGTCTTCCCAAGGAATTGTTGGTAGATCTCCGTATTGTGCTTGTACCTTTCCATAACTATCGATATTTTTATTGATTGTTAGTTTGGAGCCAGCAACAAAGTTTTCTAAGAAATAGTATTGTATATCCTTGACTTCAGCCTCAAAGCCAATCGTCTCCAAGTTCTTGATTAGTTTTTGAGCCATAAAGTTTAGCTGCTCTATGATCCACTCTTTCAATACCAACTCAGCCAAATCTTCTGTTTCTTTGACTGCTTCCAAGTTCTTTTCTAAGCGATAGTTCTTTAGAGTCTGTAAAATGCCGATACTGCCGCGAACATCAGCACGGGACTTGGGATAATCGTAGTCTTCTTGTAGATTATTTAGTCGGATCAGTGCATCCAAAACAGACTGCGGAGGTTCTATTTCGCCATTATCGATTCTGTAAGAATACATCTGAACGGACTGCTCTAAAAATCCATACCAGAAGTCTTCGTCGCTAAATCCGTTGAATAACTCCCAATCTGCTCCTCTCGCATTCTTGAAAGACTTTTTCATATTTTCCAAGATATATGAAGCGTATGCCGTACTATAAACCTCTGGAAAGTTGGGAGTGAAAGTAGCAAATGTTGGTAGTGTCTTAATGACATGAGCGCTGGCGAATATTCTACATGCAGCCATAATCAATCCAACCATCGCAGCCTTTGCTGGTCGCTCTAAAACACGATTGTATGGTAGTTCTACAATACAATCCGGATCTGATTTTAGTCTTTCATACTCTGGAATAGTTGGGTAAATCTCATCAATCTTATCCTTGATAGAACCAAAGTCAATCAAATCGGTAGATTGTGGCTTACAAGGGCTATAGTCGGGGAATAACACATCGATAAGACCAAACCAACCCTTGAATTCGGGTGGTTTCATATAAATACCGGGCTTTTTGTAAGAACCGCCAAACTGCTCTGGATCTAAGTAAAATACTCTTGTACTGGATAAAGTACCGGACATTTCGTTATTATATTGATCTCGCGAAATACCCAATACCATATCTTCATCTGTTAGACCAGTATCTTTGTATAATACAAAGGTGCCGTTGTCGTTGATTCCATAATCCAAGTCTTCTTGTGTTAGTGTCTCGGCAACTCGGCCATAACTCCAAGCAGAGACTTCGGAGTTGATGTCAGCGATCTTTGTATAGATATTCTGAATAGCATTTTTAGTTATGTCTTCTCGAATGACATTCATCTGATCGGTACTGAAAGCAGCACGACTAAAAGGATTTTGCTTTTTGATAATCTCTCTCATTAGAACATCTTGTGGCTGTCCCAAAGAGGTATTGCCGAAGGAGTTTTGGAATTCTGTATAGCCTTCCAAGATCTCCTCAAAATCAGCAAAAGTATCATCGACAGATAAGAAGTTGAACTCTACACCGCTATCAATATCTAAATCTGCATTTTGTTCGGAGTTGTCTGCTTGCGCGAAATCTTCTTCATTTAGACTTTCGAAATCTCCTCCATTTAGACTATCTACATCTCCGCTAAACTCTATTTCCGCAGTTGTCTTATCATCGTAACTCTTAGCGGCTCTATTGACTCGTTCAGTTATCTGAACTCTCATATTGTCGCTATAAAGTAGAGTTGTGGATCCGGAAGCTTCGGACAAGAAGCCTTCGATGTCAAATCCGTATTCGTATTCAGACTCGCCAAACTGCTTGTATCCACGGGCATAATCGCTATATGAAAGCATAATATCTGCCTGAGACTTTCTGGCTCCATAGAATACCTCAACGCCTACTAACGCGCCATTGTCGGAAGAATAGACATTTTCCATCGATACATTGTAAGTGTTGTCCGCCAAGAACGGACGAGAAACTTCGCCGTATGTGTTGTAATCCAAATCAATAGTTTTTGTATATTCTGGTGTCACCTTGTTATTGTAGTCAATGGCGATAAAGTCGTCATATGGTTGGATTTCTCCGTTCATATAGTATTGTAAGAAAGCAGACACCTTTGTAGGGAATACACCGCTTTTATTTTTATTATTCAATAAGTTCAAAGCAAAGGCAGCAACGGGATTTACAAGCCCAGCGGCTACAATAACTTTTGGATCTGGAAAGAAGGTTCCGTATTCATCGACATATAGAGGATTGAACTGAGTTTTGCGAATATGTGCGGTCAAAGGCATACCTTCTGTATCCGACATCATCATATTCATTAGACCCCAGTTTTTCTCTAATGGCCCATTACCAAGCATGTCGGTAGAATAATCGACTTTTAGCAACTCTAAATCATTGCCTAAACCAGCGGTTACGGCTTGTACTGTTTCTTCTGGCTCGTATGGCAGCAAACCATTATCACAACCGGGATCGCTGGTAATAGGCGGCATATTGTTGGCGATATAGTTGTCTAAACCACCTTCCAAAACCGATTGAAGGTCGCCAAGATCATTCGGATCAAACTGATTATTACACAAAGCAGAGATTTGTTCTGGCGATGCTCTACCTCCAAGAATAGCAGAACGAGCCTCACAGAACTCTTCCAGTTGTTCTTCAGTCGCACAAAGACTTGGATTGACTGGTACTATCTCATCTTCCGGAATCTGATTAGCGAGATCGGACAATTGCTGGCGGAACTCTAAAGGTAAAATATTCCCCATACCAGCAAACATATCGGCCATAGATTCTGGTGTTGGTAAAGCGGAGGAAAATGAAGGATATTCCGAGTTTATAATCTCGGACATTATGGTTGCTGCTTCTGGGGACATATTACCCAAGAAGGCATCAGCCAACTCTTTTTGAGTCATTGTATTCGCCATACTTTCGGCTAAAGCAAGTGTTTGTTCTTTGTCTGCGAAAGCCTCTGCTCCCAAACCAAAGTTTGCGAACATTTCGACAATCGAATCGTTTACTTGATCTGCTGTTGCGTTATCACCACAGAAAGCCTCTCTAACAATAGACGATAGATTTTGTAGTCCACCTCCTGTTACCAATCCAGCAGCGATAGAACCTGCTGCTTCTAAAGCCTTACACACAGCGCTGCTGATAATCTGACAGATCTTTACGAATA